AATACTTACATCGGTAAAAGTAGAAAAAGATCTATTTGAAAACTTTAAAATTGAATGTGTAAAAAGAAAATTTTCATTAAATAAACTTGTAAATCGAACAATGGATTTATATCTTAATGATGAAAATTTTAGAAAACAAGTTAATAATCATAAAAAATAAAAACCAAAAACAAGTTATATGAATTCAAGTTTTGCCTATCTTCCTCAAAATGAGAGGAAAAAAATCCTTTTAATATGCGACGATTTAAGAGTACATTCTGGAGTTGCTACAGTTGCTCGAGAAATAGTTCTTAATACAGTTCAACATTTTAATTGGGTACAATTAGCAGGAGCTATAAATCACCCCGAAAAAGGAAAACAATTAGATTTATCTAATGACACTAATTCCAACACAGGACTAACAGATTCTTCAGTTAAAATTTACCCAGTAGATGGATATGGTGATGTTAATTTAGTTAGACATATAATCAAAACTGAAAAACCAGATGCTATATTCTTAATTACTGATCCAAGATATTTTATGTGGTTATTTCAAATTGAAAATGAAATTAGAAGAAAAATCCCTATTGTATATTTAAATATTTGGGATAATTACCCAGCACCAATGTATAACAGACCATTTTATGAGGCATGTGATGCTTTATTAGGAATTTCTAAACAAACAGTTAATATTAATAAATTAGTATTAGGTGATAAAGTAAAAAATAAATTGATTGAATATGTTCCTCATGGGTTAAATCATGATATTTTTAGACCTTTAACTGATGAAGAAAAATCAAGTGAAGATTATATTAATTTTAAAAATTCCATATTTAAAGGAAAAGAATTTGATTATGTTTTATTCTTCAACTCAAGAAACATCAGAAGAAAACAAATTCCAGATACTTTATTAGCATATAAGTATTTCATAGATTCACTCCCAGAAGAAAAAGCTAAAAAATGTGCTTTCTTACTTCACACTCAAGTAATAGATGATAATGGAACTGATTTAGCAGCAGTATGTGAATTTTTATTTAAAGGTGAAGAAAAATATAACATAATTTTTTCTGATAAACCATTACCTCCAAACAAAATGAATTACCTATATAATATGTCTGATACTCAGATACTATTAACTTCAAATGAAGGGTGGGGATTATCATTAACTGAAGCTATTTTAGCAGGAAAAATGATTATTGCTAATGTAACTGGAGGAATGCAAGATCAAATGCGTTTTGTTAAAGATGGTAAATGGATGGAAGTAGATGCTGATTTACCTTCTAATCATAAGAAAACAATAGATAAACATGGAGAGTGGGCATTACCTGTATATCCAACTAATCGTTCAATTCAAGGTTCACCTGTAACTCCATATATTTGGGATGATAGATGTACATCTGAAGATGCTGCTGAACAAATAAGAGTTGCCTATAATATGTCCAAAGAAGAAAGAAACACTAAAGGATTAAAAGGTAGAGAATGGGCATTAAGTGATGAAGCAGGATTTACAGGTGAAAAAATGGGTCAAAGAATAATTAAATATTTAGATGTTTTATTTTCAACTTGGAAACCAAGAAAAAAATATGAGCTTATAGATACTAAAAATATAGAAAAAAGAGAATTAAATCATAAATTATTATATTAAAAAAATGAACAAAACAAGTTGTGTAATATATGCACCTATAGATACGCTAAGCGGCTATGGTTCAAGATCAAGAGATACAGTTAAATCTATTATTGAATTAAAAAAAGATGAATGGGATATTAAAATTATTCCATGTGGTTGGGGAAATACACCTAATGGATTCATTGAAGAAAACCCTGAATGGTCTTTTTTAACTCAATATTTAATCAGTGGACAACTTACTTCTCAACCTGATATTTTTATTTGGATTACTATTCCAACTGAATTCCAAAAAGTAGGAAAATACAACATTGGAATTACAGCTGGATTAGAAACAGATTTAGTACCAGGTGATTGGGTTGAAGGATGTAACAGAATGGATTTAGTATTAGTATCATCAGAGCATTCTAAAAAAGCATTTATTGAATCTAAATTTCAAATGGTGAATCAAAATACAAAACAAGTTGAAGGTAATATTGAAATTCAAGTTCCAATTGAAGTATTGTTTGAAGGGGTAGACACAAATATATATAAATATTTAGATACTCCTAATAAAGAAATAGGTTCATTAAATGAAATAAAAGAAGAATTTTGCTATCTATTTGTTGGACATTGGCTTCCTGGTAATGTAGGTGAAGATAGAAAAAATGTAGGTTTATTGATTAAGGCTTTTTTAGAAGTATTTAAAAATAAGAAAAATAGACCTGCACTTATCCTAAAAACTTCTATTGTAGGACCTTCATATATGGATAGAGATGAAATTCTAAAAAGAGTAAATAGTATTAGAAATTCAATCAATTCAAAAGATCTTCCTAATATTTACCTATTACATGGTGAATTTACTGATGGAGAAATGAATGAAATTTATAACCATCCAAAAGTAAAAGCAATGGTGTCTTTAACTAAAGGTGAAGGTTTTGGTCGTCCATTACTTGAATTTACCCAAAGTAAAAAACCATTAATTACTACTAATTGGAGTGGACATCTTGATTTCCTAAACCCAGAATTCACTACATTAATAAACGGTACATTAACTAATGTTCACCCTAGTGCTGCAAATAATATGTTAATAAAAGAAGCCAAATGGTTCTCTCCAGATCCAGGACAAATAGGATTTTATTTAAAAGATGTATTTGAAAATTATAAAAATTACATTGATGGAGGAAAACGTCAAGGATTTTATTCTAAAACAAATTTTTCATTTGAAAAAATGACTGAAAAATTAGCAGAATGTTTAAAACGTGTTCCTGAATTTCCTAAACAAGTTCAATTAAAATTACCACAATTAAAGAAAATAGAGTTACCTAAATTACAAAAAATAGAAAAATAAAAACAATGAAAAAACCATTATTAATTTTAAGCTTAATTGCATTATTATCATCATGTAATTGTCCAACTAATCCATGCCCTTCTACTTCCACCACTGCTACAGATGTAGTAATTAAAAATTCATCTGAATTAGATAGTGTTCAAGTATTTGTTACATTACAATCTCAAGAAAGTATTGTAGGTAAATTTGGTATGGATTCTACTAATTTTAACCCTAATTCTAAAAACCCAGATGGTACACCAGTTAAATGTAAAGGTGTTTTTTGGGCAAAGAAAGGAGTTGAATATCACTTAGGAGATACATCAACAGTATATGGAGCTGTTGTTAGTTTTGGAGCAGATAATTATGGATGTGAAGCAGCCATTCAAAACGGTTGGCAATATGGAATTAACATTTTTGAATTCACAGTTAATACTCCTTCAAATAAAAATGAATCAACTGACTTATCATGTTTAGATGGATTAAATTCATTCCTTAAATTAACAGTATCTGATACATTAAATTGGATTGCTGGAGGAAAAGTATTTAAAAACCCAGCTAAAAACAAATGGCCATTAGAAAATAATTGTGATATTATAGGAGTATACCCTTACCATTGTGATGTATGTATTGATACATTAACTCCTCCTCACCCAGTATGTTTCCCATTTAAAGGTTGCTCAACTAATTCAGTTAATAATTGTCAACTAGATAGAGCTTCAGTTAGAGGAGGAAAAGTTACTTGTGAATTTTTAGGATTTACTCCTGTTCCAATGAAATAAAAATAAAATAAAAACAAAATGACAGATAATTTAATTATATGTGAGCACTGTGGATCAGATGCTTGTTATGTAACAGAAAATTCACCAACTATAAAAACATATTCTTGTTTTGGATGTGGTTATACAACTAATTCTTTAATGAAAGAAGGAGAAGAATTCTATACTCAACAATTAGAAGTACTACCTGAAATTTATAAAGATGTAATGTATAAAGATAAAAACGGATTAATCTGGATACCTACTACAATAAATATTCCTGATAAAGGAATGGTATTTTATAATGGTACTAATAAAGATAATGCTAAATGGGCATCAGTTCAAGCAGTTGAAATTTCTGAAGAGGAAAAAGAAAAATACCCAATCAAAAACAAACCGGGAGAATTTTATAAATATAGAATGGATATGAGTACCATGAAACCATTCGAAATGAAAGAATTTATGGAAGCTTTATCTTACATTGGAGTTTTACCAGAATAATTTGGATTACAAAAATTAGTTTCATATATTTAAAATATGAAATTAGCAATTATAGGTAGTAGAGGCTTTCAAAATTACTCCTTATTAATTAAAGAATTAGATCCTAAAAAAAATAAAATTACTTTAGTTATAAGTGGTGGTGCAGAAGGTGCAGATACTCTTGGGGAAAAATGGGCTAGAGGGAATAAAATCCCAACACTCATTTTTCCTGCTGATTGGAATAAGTACGGTAAAAGAGCAGGTTATATCCGAAATGAAGATATAATTAAAAATTGTGATTGTTGTATAGTATTTTGGGATGGAGTAAGTAAAGGAACTCAACATTCTATTTCATTATGTGAAAAATATAATAAACCATATAAAATTATAAAATATGAAAATTAGTTATTGCCTTACAGCATGTAATGAACATCTTGAATTAGAAAAATTACTTCGTTTTTTAAAACAAAATATTCGTGAAGAAGATGAAGTAATTATTCAATTAGATAGCAATAATGTTACAAATGAAGTACACGAAGTTTGTAATTTATTCACTGGATTTAACCAGGGAGAAGAGTTAATAGATTCTATTAAAAATAGTAAATGTTATCAATTTCCATTAAATAATGATTTTGCTACATTTAAAAATGAATTATTTAAACAAGCATCTGGGGATTATATATTTTCTATAGATGCAGACGAAATCCCTCATATCGATTTAATTAAATTACTCCCATTAATGTTAGACCAAAACCCAGAAGTAGATATGTTTTTGGTTCCTAGAATAAACACAGTGATAGGAATTACTCAAGAACATATTAATAAATGGGGATGGAATGTAAATGAAAAAGGTTGGGTTAATTTTCCTGATTATCAAACACGTATTTATAAAAACATTCCTGAAATTAAATGGGAAGGTAAAGTTCATGAAAGAATAACTGGTACTAAAACATTTTCTCCACTTCCAGCAGAAGAGGTTTGGTGTTTATATCACCCAAAAGAAATAACAAGACAAGAAAAACAAAATAATTACTATAATACGTTATGAATATAATCCAAATAGGTACTAATAAAGGTAATGATGATGTTACTAATTTAATAATGCAATATTCTTCTGTTTTAGATAAATTTATAGCTGTTGAACCATTAAATGTACACCATTCTTCGATTAAAGATTGCTATAAAGATATACCCCAATTAATAATAGAAGAAATAGCAATAGCACCTAACCCCTCAAAAGAAAAACTTACATTTTATTACCATAAAGAGGATGGTCCTGGATTTGAAGTAGCTTCTACTAATAAAGAACATATTCTTAAACATGTTATTTTTAATCCTAAACTAACTGAAGATGGCATAGTTGAATTAAAAGTAAATTGTTTAACTTTAAATGAACTTTTTAAAAAATATAATTTAGTTGATATAGATGTTTTATATATAGATGCTGAAGGATTAGACTTTGAATTGATTAAAAGTATAGATTTTGAAGAATTTAATATTATTAATATAATATATGAACATTTACATATTGATGGCGAAAAAGCAATTAAATTTTTAGAATCAAAAGGTTATAGTACTATTAGAAATTTTGGTCACAATGGTTGGTCTCATGCTGCTGTTAAACAATGAAAATTCTTTATATAACAAATTACCAAAGCATACTTAATTCTGGAGGATTTATAAATGATTATATGAATGATCTTTTATTTTATGGGTTAACAGAATTAAAAGAAATATCTGTTATAGATAGTACTCCAATTATTCATTTATATAAAGAAAATCAAAATAAAATACCTCAAAGTATATTATGGGGGAAAGGTTTTACTTCTACTTATCTAATAGATAAAGATAACATTGATAGATCTAATATAGAAGAAAAAATTAAATATAAATATTTTGATTTAATTATTTATGGTGCAATAAATAGATGTACTGATTATTATGATATTGTTTCTAAAGTATATCCTAATAATAAAATATTTTTAATTGATGGAGCAGATGATACATCTATTCATCCTTTAAGCAATAAACACCCTTACTTTAAACGAGAATTATTAACTAATAATCATATCCCAATTTATTTTTCTATTCCTGAAATAAAAATAACACAAACTAAATTAAATAAAATCCAAGAATATGGTTCTATAATCCCAGGAAAAGATGGTTATAAATTTGATGTGGAACAAGAATATTATGATGATTATAATAAATCATATTTTGGTGTAACTATGAAAAAAGCAGGTTGGGATTGTATGAGGCATTATGAAATATTAGCTAATAATTGTATACCGTATTTTGTAGATTTAGAAAGTTGTCCTAAAAATACTTTAACTAATTTACCAAAAGAATTATTATTAGAAGCTAGAGAATTGGCAAATAAATTTAATGAAAAAGAATATTTTGATATATTAAATGAATTATTTATATTTACCAAAGAAAATTTAACAACAAAATCATTAGCAAAATATATTTTAAATTATGTATAAAAACAATCTTCATGAATCTGAAGTTCAACGCAACTTAAACAGTACTATTAAACGATATAATATTATTAATTATTTAATTGAAAAATATAAATTAATAAATTATCTTGAAATAGGAGTATTTAAAGGAGAAAATATAAGAGAAATAAAAGCCCCTCACAAAGATGGAGTAGACCCAGGAGCTGAGGGATATACTCCACCTGAAGTAAATTATCCTATGGGCTCAAATGAATTCTTTAAATTAATTGAAGGACACGATGAAATTAAATACGATATTATTTTTATAGATGGTTTACACCATGCTGATCAAGTAGAAAAAGACATTAAAAATTCTTTAAAACACATTATAGATGGTGGATTTATTTTACTCCATGACTGCAACCCAGTAAGTTATGAAGCACAATTAATTCCTAGACAAACAATAGCATGGAATGGGGATACTTGGAAAGCATTTGTTGATTTTAAATCAAATAACCCAACATATGATTGTTGTGTTGTTGATACTGATTTCGGTGTTGGGTTTATAAAAAATATAGGAACAAAATACCAAATAAATAATAGAATAAATGATTGGGATTATTTTAATTCTAACAGAAAACAATTACTTAATCTAATTACTTGGGATGAATTTAAAGCAACTTATTAATAAATCAATTTATGGAACTGTAGGTTATATTTCATCACAAAATGATTTAGACTTACTTGAACAATATATTCTTTATAATTCATCAGTTTTAAAAGAATATAAACAAATTATTATTGCTACTAACTACAAAAATTATCCTGAATTTGTAGAAAAAAATACTCAATTATGGAAAAAATATTTTCCTAAATGTATTATTTTAGATTCAAAAATAAATCGTGGCCATAATTTTGGAACAGCAGATTTAGATGATTCTTTATTTGATTATTGTAAAGAAAATAATATAGAATGGCTTTGCAAATCAGCTAATGATACAATATTTCATGAATCAATTTTAAATAAAGAAATCGAAGAAGCTGATTTTTATTATTTAAATGGAATTGGTTATGGAGGAATGATTAAATATAATTTTGATTTTAATAGAATTATAAATGAAGATTTTTATCCTCAAACTAATTTTTATTTTATAAATGTTTCTAAAACAGATTATCTAAATGATAAAGATCATGTTAATGAAATTTATAATAAGGTTCAAAATGTACCTGGGTATAATGGAAAAGCTTGGGAATATGGGTTTAGAAGTTGCGAAACTCTCCTTTTAGAATGTGTTAAAAGAAACAATCTTTTTAAATATCATTTGATTTCTAAGAAAAAATACTTATATTTACTTGACGTTATAAAAAATTATAATATACACGATCCTAGTCATAAAAATATAATGATTGAAGGAATTTGCCATTTTCAATATAATAACCAACAAATAATAGAAATATGAAATATGATTTAGAACAACTAGTAAATTACCTTTACCAAACTCCTTCGGATATAAATGAACATATCCCAACATTAATTAAATATGGGCAAGAATGTGAACATATAACTGAAATGGGGGTTAGAGGAATATGTTCAACATGGGCTTTTTTAGCTGCTGCTCCTAAAAAACTAATAAGTTATGATTTAGAAGATCCATCAAATTGGGGAGGAAACATAAATAACGTTTATGAAACTGCTGAATCATATAATTTGAATTTTAAGTTTATTAAGGCTAATGTTTTAGAAATAGAAATTGAAGAAACTGATTTTTTATTTTTAGATACATGGCATGTGTATGAACAAGTAAGAGATGAATTAAAATTACATTCTTCAAAAGTTAAAAAATATATAGGATTTCATGATATTGTTTCTTGGGGAGAAGAAGGTGAGACTGGAGGGTATAAGGGAATTAATTATGCTATCAATGAATTTTTAGAAAATAATGATGAATGGAAAATAAAAGAAAAATTTTTAAATAATAATGGATTATTAATTATAGAAAGAATTAAATGAAACTCATCTATCGCATCTCAGACACAGGATATAATAAAGTAAAACCAGATTACATCAATAATGAAAATTGTTTAAAGAATTTTTGTAATATTTTCTTTGATCATATTTGGGATATTCATATTATAGCAGATGGTGTAAGTGAAGATACTTACAACATGATTAAAAAATATATTGATCCTATTAATATAGAAAGAGTAAAAGTAGGTCATGGAGCAGGAACATTCAATTTAGCCTTAGATAAAGCATTAAAATGGGATGATGATGAAATAGTTTATTTTATAGAAAATGATTATATTCATCTAAAAGGCTCTCCTCAAATACTAGAAGAAGGATTTAAATTAGGAGCATCATATATGACTTTATATCTTCACCCAGATAAATTTATGTCACCAAACGACGGAGGAAACCCAGAAGTAGATTATGATGGAGGTTATGGAACTAAAATTTATAGAGGTGAAACTCAATTATTTGGAATGTTTAATAGTACAACTATGACTTTTGCTTCTAAAGTGAAAACATTAAAAGAAGATGAAGCTATATTAAGAAAATATACAAGTGAAACTCACCCACATGATTTTTATATGTTTCTTGAATTAAGAAATAAAGGTAAAGCATTGTTATGTCCTTTAAATACTTTTAGCACTCATGGAGAAATAGCTTGGTTAGCCCCTTTATATAAAATAAAACAAGAAAATCTAATTGAAGAATGGAAAAAACACCTATTTCAGTAATTATACCAACATACAAATCACCAGACGCTCTAGACTTATGTCTGCGCTCTTGTATTGAAGGGCAACAAGATAGAAAAAACCAAATCATAGTAGTTGTAGATGGATTTTATGATTTAAATAAAGAAGTATTGGAAAAATATGCTGAATCAATTGATATATTGAATTTAGAAGAAAATGTAGGACTATGTCGAGGTACTAATTTAGGTGTTTATAATGCAAAGTATGATTTGATTTTAATAGTAAATGATGATAATGTGTTTCCTGCTTGCTGGGATATAGCACTATTAGATTCTTATCAACCCAACTCGGTTATTTCTCCAAATCAAATAGAACCTTATCCAAGTATGTTTTCTCAATTTACAATTGAAAATTTAGGAACAAATCCTAAAACATTTGATTTAGAAAAATTTTGGATGTTTGAATACCATGTTGCTTCAGGAGGAAAAATAGATGAAACAGGTTCTACATTACCCATCTTTATGTCTAAAATAGATTTTTTAAAAGTAGGTGGATGGGATGAAAACTATGAGCAAGGAATGGTTGCAGATTGGGATTTTTTCCTTAAATGCCAATTATCAGGAATGAATATGCTTAGAACTTATGAATGTCATTTTTATCATTTTGCTTCTATTTCAGTTAATGGAGAAAAAAGAAGACAAGCTGAAATAAATGGGCATGAGTATGCTAGGTATAAGTGGGGGAATTATATAAAACATAACTCCCAAAATAATTTAAAATATCTTTAAAATTAGGATTTCAAAGTTTTTATTTATATATTTATAAAAAAGAAAATTATGTTAGAATATAAACCTTACTTCTATTATTCAAAGTTTGACACGAATAAAGAACCACTAGACAAAATATTAACTTTTGATTACGAAAATGCTTTAGAATATTTTGCTAATCGTAAACAATTAAATAAAAAAATATTTTTAGAATTATATGAAATAGTAGAATCTTATGGCGAGGATAAATCTAAATAATTTTGGGAAAGATTTTAAAATCACTCAAAGAAAAGATAAAGATAAAATTTTATCTGAAGAAGAAATATTTGTTGATATTATATCCACTTTAGAAAGTTGTTGGGATAAATCAAACAAACTATATGAAACATTCAAAATAGGTATTTTAGAATATGAAGAAGATTATTTTCAAATAATAGAAAATCTTATTCAATTAAAATATGGGATATGGAAAACAGAAATAATACTCTGGTATGTTTTTGGAAGAATTGATTTAGATGGAAAAATGCATTCATTATTATTACATGATGAAGATACTAATGAAGAAGTAGAAATATTTATTAAAAATCCTTCTGAGTTATGGGTGTTTTTAAATGAATTAGAAAATAAAAAAGATAAAAAATAAGTGTTATGAAAAAATGTATATCGTGTGGAAATGAGATCCACCCAAAAAGATTAGAAATTTTACCTTCAACAACTAGATGTGTATCATGTTCTAATACAAAACAAAAAGCAGGAATTACAGTCACTAAGGGAGAAGGCGATCATACCTATAATGAAACAATCATTATGGAACATGATGAATATGTTAAATATAAAGAATTAGAAGCCAAAATTAATAAAACTAGTTTTGAAGAAACTCCCGTTGAAGATCACATATTACCTAATGATGTTGATGAAGAAGGAGATGAATTGGATTTTTCAAATATAGGAGAATAATTTATGCCTCTCCCTAAACCTTCACATATTTATAATAAAATGTAGATATGAATATAATAGGAATATATAAGATTACAAATCCAAAAGGAAAAATTTATGTAGGACAATCTGTTAATATTGATGAAAGAAAACTACAATATAAAAATTTAAATGCTGGAGTGGAAAAACAACCAAAAATATATAATTCAATTAAAAAATATGGTTGGGAGAATCATATATTTGAAATTTTAGAAGAATGTTCTTTAGATCAATTAGATGAAAAGGAAGTATATTGGGGAATATATTTTGATGTTTTAGGGAAGAAGGGTTTGGTTTTAAGATTAGGTAAAGGTAAAGGAATGTTAAATGAAGATTTAAAAAAACAAATTAGTCAAAAACATAAGGGAATGAAAAAACCTTGGGCTGGTAAAAATATGAAATTAACTGAAGAACATAAGTATAAATTAAAAAATGGAAGAGAATCTGTTTTAAATCCGATATACCAATATAACATGGATGGGGTTTTTATAAAAAAATGGCAGAATGCGAAACAAGCTAGTACTGATCTTTGTATAAATAATGGTTGGTTGTCTTTTATAAAAGATGATATTTATAAAAGTTTAGGAGGATATAGATGGACATCTAAATTTTATGATAAACTTCCTCCAATCACAAAAAATTTTAATTCAAAAAAACCTATTTTACAGTATGATATTGATGGAAATTTTATAAAAGAGTGGGGTAGTGCCAAGGAAGCTGCATCTGCTTTAAAAACACATGTTCAAAATATTACTGCTTGTTGTCGCCAAGAATTAAAATCATCTGCTGGATTTATTTTTAAATTTAAAAATTAAAAAATATGTCACCAAAACCAAAACATCTAACCAAAGAACAAATATTAATGGCCATGAAACACACGAAATCAAATCGTGCTGCTGCTAGATTTTTAAATTGTTCATATACTCACTATAAAATGTGGGCTAAACGTTATCATGAATTTGAAGGGGGTAGATCTTTATTTGATGTTCATTATAATCAAAAAGGTGTAGGTATTGCTAAATGGGGTAACATTCGTAAAAGAAAAAGTATATGGAGTGTATTAGATGTAGTTGAAGGTAGAGTATCTCACACTCATTTTAAACCTGAAGAAATCAAAAAACGAATGATTTCAGAAGGTATATTAAAAGAAGAATGTGCTTTGTGTGGTTATCATGAACGTAGATTAAGTGATTATAAAATACCTTTAATATTAAATTTTAAAGATAATAATCCAAATCATTACAATTTAGGTAATATTAGATTTTTATGTTATAATTGTTACTTTGTTAATTATGGAGATATTTTTAATCAAAAAGATATAAATCAATTAGAAACACATATACCAACAAACGGTACTACAGAAGCAATTGAATTTCAATTAGATGATTATCAGTTAGCTCAATTAGAAAAATTAGGTTTATATCAACCTCCAAAACCAGAAGATGATGGTTCTGAATTTATTTCTAGACTTTAAAATTAATTTATTATGAATATAGTATTTTTTACAGGAGCAGGAATGTCAGAAGAAAGTGGGATTCCTACTTTTAGAACTGGAGAAAATTGTATCTGGGACAAATATGATCCAGATGTATACTGTCATATTAAGTCATGGCCTCAACATAAAGAAAAAATGCTTGAGTTTGGAAATGAATTACGTCAGTCTATAGAAAAATGTTTGCCTAATAAAGGTCATTTACAAATTGCTAAATTAGAAACAAAATACAATGTGACAGTAATTACGACTAATGTAGATGATTTACATGAACGAGCAGGTTCTAGTAATGTAATTCACATTCATGGAAGTATTTTTGAGAAAAAAGATGAAAATGGAAAATCAATATTTAAATCAAACTCTGATATTAAAATAGGAGATCTACATCCCACCACAATGTCTCAATTACGTTATAATATAGTAATGTTTGGAGAAATGCCTCAACAATTAA